CCGCACCTATGTCGGTGAGCACCGCCGCCGGAGCCGAGGCCGCCGCCGAGATGGACCCGATGGTGGTGTTGCGAGCCGCGCGATACGTTTTCGTCCCGCTTTCGATGTCACCTTGCCGGGCCTGTGCCGCGGCGAGGCGCTGGACAGCGCTGATCTGCCGGTTGATCGCGCCGGTTGTGAGGTCGACGAACCGGGCGAGGTTGGCCTGCTCCGCCGACATGGTGGAGGCAGCATCGCCTGCATCGAACAGCCGAGGAATCAGCGCCGTCGCCAGGATGGAACCAGCCCCAAGGATTGCCGCTCCCCACGGCCCGGCGAAAAACGACGCGAGCGCGCCCGCCTTACCGCCCGTGTCCGCCAACGCGTCGGCAAGTTGGGGCGCCTGTTGCGACGCGATAAGGAACGGCGACTGGCCGCCCGCAAGCTGCGCGAACACGTCGGAGAATTGACGCCCGACGTTACGCTGCGCGTTGGCGATGCGCGCCGCGTCGCGGTCGAAATTGTCGGCTGCACGGCGACTGCTGTTGCCAAGATTATTGAAGCTGGACGCGCTGCTGTTCGCTACCCGCTCAATATTGGCGTCCAAAGTCGCCGCAGCCGCCTTCATTCGATCTGTCGACGTGGTGAACGTCGTATCGAGCTTACGGATGCCGCTTTCGGCTTTGTCGAGCCGAGCGATAATGTCGATCGCGACGGTTTCGGCGGTGACGGCCATCTACTCGGCTCCCAGCTTGCGCACGGCCCGCGCCACGCCCTTGGCGATGGTCGCTGCGACATCCTTCTGCTTGAGCAGCGCGGCAGGTCGCATGTACGGCCTCGCCGCCATCCGGCTTGTCCCCACCTCTAGGGGCAAAGCATGGGCTGCGCTGGACGTGACGGTGGCGCGCAAGGGTTCGGGCTGGGTGGTAGCGATCCCGCGCACAAGGTCGCCCTGATCATTGTTCGGGGCCTCGCCGGGCCGGGAAGGAACATGCCCGCGACCCGACGTGCTGCCCGCCATGATCGACGTTATGGCTTCGACTTCGATGAGTTCCGCGGCGGCGAACACGACGGGCGCTAGCTCGCGCTCCAGCCCCGCCGCCAGCCGTTTCAAGCCGCCCCGCACCACCGTCTAAAGCCCCGTCTCGGGATCAGCGGCGCGGCCGTAGATGCGTGCGCCTAGAATGGCGAAGGCCAACGTCCAAGCGTCCTCCAGGGGGCGGTCGTCGACATAGAGCCCGACCAGGCGGGCGGCGTCGGACGCCTTCACCTCAACCTGTTTGCCGGATACCTCGCCTTCGCCGCCGCCGAGCAATCCGAGCCGGATCGTCTCTCGGCAGTCGCGCTCGACCATCTCGGACGCCAGCGCTTCCGCGATCCCGATGTTGTCCCAATCGGGCGTGCCAGTGGCTAGGAAGGCGCGACCCTTCGCCATGCGCGCGAACACCGCGCCTAGTCCAAGGCTGCGCTTCACGCCGTCCGCGTCCGTCCAGCCGCACAAGCGCTCCAGCTCCGCCGCTTCCTTCGCGGGCAAGGCGAAACGGTACAGCCCGTCGCCGAAGGGCACGCGGAGGTCAGTGCGCAGCGGCGTGCGGCTCGCAACCGCACTCAGGTGATCGACGAGCGCGGCCGGGCCGGTAGCGACTTGTGCGGGCCTGTCCAGAGTGGCGGCTTCGGTCATGCGGCGAGCCCCGCCCACTCGGGGACGACGGGCGCGTTCTGGCTATCCAGGCTCCAGACGGCCGCCTCCTCCTCGGTCGCGACGCGGCCCATCAGCCGGGGTTCCAGCGCAGCACGGGCGAGCTGCCATGTGGTCGCGAGGGGCTCGTCCTCCAACGTCGCGGTGAGCCGAGCGGCGGTGATCGGGGAGACGACCACCTGTTCGCCGGACACGATCCCCACGCCGCCGCCGGTCAGGGCCGCGCGCACGACCGCGCGAGCCGCTTCGGTCGTGACGGCCTTACTCATCGCGGTGGAGCCGTCGCCGGTCAGGCCCGCGTACAGCTTCGCCAGCGGCCCGTGCGCGGTCTCGACTTCCAGGACCAAAGGCGTGGGCAGGTGCAGGCGGAACACGCCGCTAAAGGCCCGCTCCCACACGTCGATTCGACAGCGTGCCATATCGGCGTGGATCTCCGCCGTGCTGCGAGGGGGCGGGCAGAGCCGATCCACGGTCTGCTCGAGATGCGCCCGATGCGCTTTTGCGTCCGCGATGGTCTGCGCGATGGCGGGGTCAAAGTCGGGCATCTTCGGCTCTCCCAAAGTCAGGTTTCATCAAGTCCTCACGGGGTTCCGAGCGCCACCTTAGGCATAGGTTGGCCGACGCCCGGGCCTTGCCCTCACTCGTCTTCGGCCCCGTGCTCATCCCGCCGTGAAGTCGGCAGCGGCCGTTCAACATGAGGTCGCGACGTTTGCAGGCTCCGCCCAGCCGCGTCCGCGCGCCACAACGCATGTCGCGCAGATCATCCGGAAAGGCCGGGTAAGTCGGATCGATCGGAGCAGGGGACCGGCCTCCCGTGGCGATGTACCGCGCCTGGACGGCATGAAACCGACTTGCCACCGCCGCGCACGACTCGAAGTGTTCGCGCCAGCGGCGGCGATCGTGCGCTTCCGGCGTCACGCGGCCAGCCCTCCGAACCCCATCACGCGCGCGGGCGCGCCTGCGCGATGGCACCGGTTTTGCGGCTCAGGCGATTGTTTCACCGCTCTCAGATGCGCATCCCGAGCAGCTCGGAGACGCTCCGCCCCAAGCGCCGTGAAGTAGCGCTGCGCCGCCCGCTTGCCGAACAGGCGCTTGCAGTGGTCGTGCCCGTGCTGGACGAACTCGGCTTCGAACTCCGGCGGTACCGGGCGAGCGCGCTTTGTGCTCAAAGGGCGGAGGGGCTCACCCATCAACCCGGTCCTCGTCGATCAGCCCCGCGCCGGCTGTTTCCGCAAGCGCCATGAAATACGTACGGGCTTCAGGTGGCGCGCGGTTCCAGGCGCGCGCGATCTCGACCGCAAGGCGGGTTTCGGTGTCTTCGTCCACGAATACGGCGCGCTCCTGCCGATGGGCCACCGCAATTGCTTTCGCCTCGCGCTCGCCCCAGCCTTCCGCCGCGGCCGTCGCGAGCTTGCTGCCGCGGTCGTCTTCAGGGACGCTGGAGAGGTGGGCGTGAACGTCGAACGACACGCGCAGGTCGCGCTTTTCCGGCGGGAACGCCGTCGCGATCTTGGCCAGCGTACGGAGCTTGTGTGCGGTGATCGCCAGATGCTTTGCCACTGGCTCGACCCCGGCGTCACGGCCCAATGTCCTGCGCCCCTCTGCAATCCAATCGGCAAAGCGCCAGAGCGCCGCGTCGCGCTCCGCCAACATCGCGTGCCCGGTGGCGAGCCAATTGTCGATTGTGGCGGTCGCGGCCGTCTGCATGCACCTTCTCTTCCGATCGTGACGACGTGCCGCCGTCAGACGCACGCATCTTGCCGCCGCCAAAGAGCCCGTTTTGCCGCCAGGAGAACAGGCGGCCTTACCGTTTCCTAACGCCTCTCGTGGAGTTCGCATGGGACCTGTCGCGGAACGAGGTTCTGAGCTCTGTCATATCCTGTCTTCTCACGGGGTCCCGTCAAAGCACCATCAAGCCCCTTTCAAAAAACGTGGCCGGGGTTCTTCGTGGTCGAACCAACACCGTTTGACTTGATGCGAGGTCGCGCGCGCGTGCGCGATGCGTGCGGAAATTGTGGGAGCGGACGGCCGATCCGCGTTCGTCGCGCGCGCGCATAGTCTGCGGAGATGTCCAAGGGCCTGTGCTCAGTGCAGACCCTTTGCGGCTGTCAAGTAGCACTAATGCTATAGAAGCGCGGTTTCGAGTGTCAGTTCGACGGCTATCCGGCCCTACTTTCGCCGTTGGGTCGGTCATGGCCGTACGCTAGCCCGTGCTACGCTAATGTTTAACGTCACGCGCCGACCATCTAAGCCTACCGCCGCTGCCGCTCGGCCATCACGCACGAGCCGGAGCGCGCCAACAGGCAATTAGCAGAGAGAACGTGTTGTTGGCTCTACGCCGATGATAGGCGAAAGCGGCAGTATGAAACGCGATGAACTAGTCCAAACGGTACTCTTAGCCCTTACCGCTGGTGGCTTCGGAGGCGGCATGGCGCTCCTCATAGGTACCGGAGTGCAGAGTGATGATGTGTTTGCCTTCGCCGGAGCAATCGTCGGCGCAGCTGGCACGGTAGCGGGTACGGCATGGCTTTCAGATCGATCGCGCAACGCGACTCGTCGTGAGGAGCAATCAGTTGTTCGTGAGGAGCTCGTAACTCTTCTCGAGGTCTCATCAGCTGCTGAACGTTCGGCCCCCGATCCGAACTCCGACCTCCCTTGGCACGACAACTGGAAGTCCAACATGCACGCGCTTGCGGATGTTGGCTCAGGATGTAACCGCTTTCTTGCAGAGGTGCTTGATCATGCGGCAACTCTAAACTTTCATCAACGCGAGGCTGTGAAGGAGCTTCGAGAAACGATCGCCGCGTTCCTATCATTCCACTCCGATGTATTCGACTCCAATGATGAACTTCCGCCCTGGGATGATCGCGAGTGGAAAAGTGAAACAGCAGCCGTAACGGTCAAAACGGCGGCGGCCTTGTTGATGTTCAAGGACAGGTATTGGAGCCCTGCGCGCGCTATCTGAACGGTCTTCTCTGGCGCTAAGTTTTCGGCTTCCTTGACCGACACAGGACGGATTTGCTCCACCGCTCCAGTTATCCGGCCGCTCCGCTCCACCACCCCACCCCCCATAATAGGGGGGTGGTGGTGGAGCAGATCTAGCGCTCCACTGCTCCACCGTGCTCCACCCCACCTTTCAGAGGTGGAGCAGCGTCGTCCTCGACCCGGTTTCCCACCACCAAGAAAGGCCGGGGCCGACGACGATCGTCGTCCTTCATCTCCATGCGGATCGCGCCATTCCGCTCCCACTCGGCGAGCAGCGACTTGGCGCGAGCTTTGTCGGCGGGGCGTGTCAGGTCGAGGTTCATCACCGACGCCACCGCCTCGCCAGCCCATGGCCGGGCCTGAGGGTCCTTGCGGTACACCCCCGACGCCAGTTCGCGCTGGACGGCGACGAGGTGCGTGACCGACACACCGTCGAAGGCGTCGGGCGGCGACCAGGGCACCACCACGGGCAGGCTGTCCCCACCGTGTTCGCCGTTGCCGAGGTGGACGCTTTCGAGCCTGTACCAGTCCGACGAGTCAGCCGGCGGCGCCCTGTTGTTCTTGTCGTCGTACGTACGGAAGTATCGGCGGCGCTCGTTGCCCTCGATCCCGTACCGCTGCCCTTCCTCGTCCGTCATGCGGTTGAGCGTCAGCACCGACCGGGCCGCGGCGATCAGCGCCGACGCGCCCCGCGCCGTTTCCGCGCTGACCTCCGCGCCCGCCAGCTTGCGGGAGTGGTGGACGAGGACGATCGAGCAGTTCGCCCGCACCGCGACCCGTGCCCATTCCTTCGCCACGGCGTCGATCGCGCCGTTGTCGTTCTCGGATACCGCGTGCGACGAGACGAACGGATCGACGATGAGCACGTCGATGGTGCGTTCCCGAAGCTCCGTCACGAGCGCCTCGACCACCGGTGCGATGATCCGGAAGCCCTCGCGCTCCTCCCGTGCGATCTTCAGCTCGGCACCGTCCAAGCCGCTGTCGACGTACAGGAGCGGCCATTCACGCCCTTGCGGGTCCACCTGCGTCAGGTCGCCGGGTCCGACTTCCCAATGGAGCGCCGCCGCCTGGATACCCCGCGCAAGCTCGTCGCCGCTGTCCTCTAGGTTCCAGAGCCAGACGGCTTTTGACCCGCCCCACACCCGCTTGCCGAGCAGGTCGCGGCCGGTCGCGAGCGCCAGCGCGGTTCCCGTCATCAGCGCCGTCTTGCCGGTCGCGCCCGGCGCGACGATGACCGACACGGATCCGCGCAGCAGCTGGCGTCCATAAATCCAATCGCGCAGGGGGATGCCGGACGGGTCGCGCCACAGGTATGGCGTGGCGCGTACCGGCCCGGCGGATGGATGCGGGATCGGCTTGGTGGCTTCGGGCCAGTCCTGTCCATCGCACAGGTCGGCGGCGCTACGCGGCATGACGCACCTCCGCCGTCGTTATGGCGGGCAACCGCTGTGTTCGGGCCAAAGCTCGCTTCAGCGTAGCGGCCAGCCACGGCGTGCCGCAGGCGATCCGGTCGAACGCGCGCAGTGAGGTGAGGTCGGGGGCGTCCCAGTCGAGAACGACGCCCCCGGTCTCACTCACCCCGTTCGCACCGGCTCGCAGCCACTCCATCGGCGAGGCGTGGAGCGTCAGGAGATGACCGTTCCACCCGCCGAAGAGGCAGGGGTCCGCGTTGAGCAGCCAGCCCAAGCCCGTCCGCAGATACCAGCGAGCGGGGTTATCCGAGCGCCATGCGACCAGATCGACCAGCCCGCCCATCTCATAGACGGGCTGGACGACATGGAGCGCGCCAGCGCCAGGCACATAGTAGCCGTGCCGATCGCCTTCCGCCTCGACAACACCGAACGCCGGGTGCGTTAAACCGATCGCTGCGATGGCCGTGGCGGGAACGCCCAAAGCGCGGATGCGGTCTAAGTGTGGCTGGCGCACCGCCGACACGGCGCGCTCCCATTCGGCTTCGAGGTCCCGCGCCTTCATGCCGCACCCCCGACGGGCGGAATCATCCCAAGCCGCGCCTCCAGCCGTTCGACATGGCCCAACACTAGATGCAGGGCCGCCGATGATACACGGACGTGGCTCGTGGTGGCGCGACTGGAAGCCGTTTTCAGGTGCTCGATGGCGCTGGCCAACCACTCGTCCGGGGAGCCAAGATCGTAGGCGAGCCGGTTTACGTCCGCGTCGCCATGATGCAGGGCGTCGAAGCGGCCGGGGTCGCATCCGTCAAAGCCGGGGCGGCGAAACGGCACGATGTTGTCCGGCCCGTTCATGCCGCGTCCTCCCGCTCGGCGACGGTCGCCCAGACAATCGCGCGTGCGCCCGACTGATTAAACCGCCGCCGCCCCGTGTCGCGGATCAGGCTGGCGTGCTTGAGTTCCGTGAAGCGCGGTTGGAGCGAGTAGCGCGGATAGCCCACCATAGCGCACAGCTCGTCGACCGTGAGGCCGCCGGGGTGTTCCCAGAGCGTCCGGTACACGAGTTGGCGCAGGCGGCTGGAGAACGGCGCGATCAGGTCGGCCGCCTCGACGGACGTGCCTATGCCGCGGTGACCGGGTGCATCGGGATACCAGGTCATACCCGGTCTCCCTCGGTCAAAGGAGGAAGGCCATGCTTCCGCAGCAGATTGGCCAGCCAGCGTGCCTGCTTCTCGGTCAGCGGCTCGTCGGAGAACATCAGGCCACCGCAGAACTGACCTGATCGCTGCGTCAGTCTAGGCTCAGGGTGGGTCAGTAGCGCTCGCGCCGCCGCTTTGTGCGAGGGGAAGAGTTCAGCCATTGATCCCTCCGAAGGCAAAGCCGGCGACAAGAGCCGCGCGGCGAGGGGGAAGGTGATGGCGGCGGGCCAGGGCTTGGACCCGGAGTGCGCCGATGCTATGGCCGTGAACGTCGCTCGGCAGCTGACATTCTACGGCCCTGCTCCTACCCGGAGCGGGGTCGTTTTGCTTCATGGGTCACGCCGCCTCGCGAGCGCCGGTATCCCGGTAAGCCTCTAAATCTCGTAGATAATAGAATACGCGACCACCGACCTTGCGCGGTCGCGGGCCGATGCCGCGAGTGTGCCAATCAGCAAGCGTTTTCGGCTCGCGTCCAAGGAACGCGGCCGCATTCTTACGGTCCAGCCTTCCATCGGGCAGCACGACGATCTTCATCTGCTCAACCATGTGGTCCTCCGTAGACGCTACGCCGAGGTAGCGATCTAGAACCCGGATATTCCGAAACGGGTTGACGCACAAGAAGGCGCTACATAGACGTAGCGCATCAATCGGAGGTTTTCGGAATGACCGCTAAACGGATTTTGGCAGGGCGCGACGAAGCGTTGTCGGAAGGCGACGAACGGAAACGATCTCAAATCCCAGTCCGCACGACCGCAGCGCTCCGGGAGCGATTGGTGGACGCCGCCGCCGCAGCAGGACGTTCTCTCACGCAAGAAATTGAGCAGCGGCTGGAGCGCTCTCTGGCAGCGGAGGAGGCGTATTCTCCGGACACTTTCGACGCGTTGGACGCGATCCGGCGTATGATGGAAGGCACGCATGAACGTGTCGGGGCTTCTTGGTCGAAAGACCTGACGGCTTGGGAGGTCGTCACAGATGGAATAGCGGAGCTGCTCGCTGCGTATCGACCGGCACAGCGTGACTCTATGGCACCCCCGGAATTGGAGCTTGCGGACGACCAGAGAGAAGTTCTTGCCGCTTATGAAAAGG